TGAATCTGAAATTGAATCTGAAATTGAATCTAAATTAGAAAAGAAAACAAAATCTCCAAGAATTCCAACTGCACCACCGAGACCTAAAACTCCAAAATAAATAAATAAATTATTACAATTAAATCTTTATTTTTTTTTAATTCCAATTTTGTAGAATAAATATTAATTAAAAAATGTCTATTAATCAATCTATTGATTTGAACTCATATATCGCATTTCCTGAATATTTTTTAGTTTTTGATGGTAAACAATATAAAAAAATATTGCTTACACATAATGATAAAAAATTAAGTGGTTATATTGAACACAAAACAAAAGAAAAATTTTCAAATTTTTACTTTGAAAATATTGGAAATGAAAATGAAAAACAATTTGGAGAAAATATAAGATTTCCAAATAAAAATATAAATAAAATAAATATTATTGACTTGGACGATTTTTATAATCCAAAAGAAATTATAATACATGGCCATTCATTTGATACTAAGATAGAACATTATAAAATAAAAATTGCAAATGGTGAAAAATATTATTACAAACTTTATAATTCATGGGAAACAATTCAATCAAATAATTGGCTCGAAATAGATATAAATACAATAATTAAGTTAAATGAAAATCAATCTATTTTGATCATTAATGAAAATCATAAAAGAAATATTATCATTTGTAAATATTTTGACACAATATTTGGTGTCAATATATTTTCAAACTCTATATCTTCTTTGGAATTGATTAATAAAATAAAAAAAATATACCAGATTAATACCATTATAAAATATGAAATTGTTGAAATTAATAGAGTTGATAAATCAATATCATATTATGAATTCAAAGATATTGATTATGATGAAAAAATAATGATAGATCTACCATTTATATATTTTGGTGTTATACAACCACCAACATTCTTTATTCCATCAAGCTCAATTCAAACAAACTTTGCGGATTTTGATAATGAATTTCGAACACACAATGTAAATATAAATGGACCTTTGAAACAAGTTAATAAATCAGATGATTATAATTTTTTTTCAATTAGAGTTGATAATAGTTATCAATTTAATATAGCCAATATAATAGAACAAAAGGATTTGGATAAAAAAATAATAGATATTTTAAATGATAATGATTTATTGTTTATAGTACAAAATGATTACATAATTGATCAAAATGGATATATAAAACCAAATTACATATCTAAAACAAATCAAACACCAACATCATCTATACAATTAATTACAAATAAAAGAAAAATAAAAGTTTATAAATTTAATTTAGGTGATAAAAATGAAATATTGGAATTAAATGTTGATGATTTGCTTCTTTATATAGAGCATTTGTATTTTTGGAATACCATAACAAAAACAATTCAACAAAGAAAAAGTTATTGTATAATAAATGAGAGTTTTTTAGATCTAGATGAATTAAATGAAATATCAAAAACCCTATTCTCAAATACAAAAATAAATACAATAGTTATAATAAATGGTTACTTAAATCCAATTTATAAATCAATAAATATAATTTATAATTTTAATAATACTTATTCCATGGAATTAAGTCAAGAAATAATACCAGAAGATATAGTAAAGGATATTATCAAATCCAATTCATTTTATGAAACTATTAAAGATTATGATTTTAGAGCAAGCCAATCTGTTATATATTTATTCAATCGAAATGCAGAACTTCCAATAAAAATATGGGATAATCTTAATTCAAAATATATTGTTAATAATATTTTTACAAAAACAACTTTAGCTGGAATATTGAAAGATAATGGAAAATTGATTTTATCTAGAGGAGATTTGAAAACAGCTGAATTGAAAAACAATGAAAATATTTATTCAAATATAAATTTAATTACTGGTGGAATTATTTTAAATGAAAATGACGATTATGAAAATAAATTTGGAATGCCATTATTTAAAGAAAATAATAATATTATCTATGACAAAAGATTCCCAAAAAACATAGATAATCAAAATGTTGATATTGAATTTTTATCAATCATAAGCCAAAATCAAAATAAAATCAATTTGATCGAGGATAATAAATTGGAAGCATTTTCATTAATTGAAAAGCTTAAAATATTTAACGGATATCCAATATTATTAAAGGATATATCTTTAGATAAATATAATGTTAATAATGTATTTACAATTGCAAATATAAATGATAATTATAAATCTATTTCTGATTTAGATTTAAATGATTTACAATCGAAATTAAATATTATTCAATTCTTTTCAAATCCATCCATCTGTTTAATAATTTTAATTGATGAAAACAAATTTATTGATTGGATATTTTTAAAACAAGGAAAAATTATATCTTATGATATTTTATCAAATATTTTATTTATTCCAAAAGAAAAACAAATTTCTCCAGATAATTTTGATCAAAATAATTTATTTGTAAATGGTCCATATATAATTTTGAATTTAATACCATTAACTTCTTTGCCAATTGAAAAAGAAGAATTTGAATTTTTACCTTTACCAGAAAAAGTGGAAAAAACTGAAAAAACTGAAGAGGCTAAAGGAGCTGAAGAAACTAAAGAAACTAAAGAATTAATTAAAAAAGTTGATGAATTACAAGCTATTTATATTATTGAATTTGTTTAAATAAAAATATATAATTTCTTGTGAAATTTTTTATTTTAATATTCATAATCATCGATAATTGATATTTGGAAATCTGAATGTCTTGATGAATTTGTTTTTGTTGGTTCTGTTTTTGAATCTTGTATTATCTTTTTTAATAAATTATTATATTCTTCAGTTGGATAAAATGGTATTGGTTTTGCTAATTTCATTTTTTCTTCATCTATTACAATATCCATACAACCTGTACCAAATTTTGGTATTCCACCAACCATTAATGATCCTGTTGCTCCATTCATAGTATCTTTTTCACCAAATCTTGCGGCATCTTGTATAACATATTTTGTTTCTTCAAAAGATGCTTTTACTAAAGGACCAGTATCCATTCTATTAATTCCATGTCTTGTTATTGACATTACTTTTCCATATAAGCACATTAAATCGGATAATAACCCTAGATGTCTTTGATCTACAAAACAACCGAAATTTTGTAAAACGAAATCTATTTCATATATTATTGAATTTCTTGTTGCTTCTATACCAAAATTTTCATAAATTTCTGGTATTACATTTGTTATTGTTCTTTTTCTATCAATAAAAGGTATTGAAAATATTCCTTTTATATTACTTCCTTCTGTTTCAATAATCCATTCCTTATTTTTTTGATTTTGTTTTATGAAACTATTTTTAATTGAATTTATTCCAGATATTTGTGTATTATCAATTAAATTATGAATCAATTCTCTTAAAGATTCTTGAGTTGTTCCATATTCTGAAGATAATCTAATTTCTATAAAACAACATGATGAATATTCATCAGTATATTTAATTAATAATGCATTTCCATATTTTTGTTGTATTCCCTTTGCTATTTTTTGTACAGATATTTTTCTTTCGCATAATTTTGCTTTTTCCAAAAATAATATACATGAATATTCTGAATAAGTAACTTGTTTGTTTGGTAAAATATCTGGAATATAATCAAATAACATTCTTGAGAAATCTAATGAATCATTTTCAAAATTCAATAAAGATTTTGGATGATTTTCTAAAAATTGATTAAAATACCATAATGGACTATATAAAGATTGTTCATATCTAATATCTGCAATAACATCTGCAAGACAAACATGAACTATATTTTTTGCAATGAATTTTACCATTGCTTCATTTTTTGAAATACATGGTAATAAATATATTGTCATAGAAGGTGTTTTTGTTTTTTTAGAAAATCCAGATATTTCCTTTATTCTTGGTACTCCCAATGTAATATTTTTTTCAGAATTACCAGCTTGATGAAATATATTTAATGTCAATTGTGTTATACATTCTCCTGAAGATTGTGCAGAAACAATACCTACACTTTCACCTGGTTGGGATAAAGATTTTTGTATTCTTTCATATATTTTTTCTAATAATATTTGCCACTCTATTTTTGATATTTTATAATGTAATAAAACTCTTTTAGAAGATAAATAAGATCTCAATAAAACAGCAAATTTGGAATTCCATGTTTCAGTAAAATATGGTACGCTTGACCATATTTTCATTTGTAAATTATTTATATCATTTATAATTTCTTTTACTGTTAAATCTGCTTCCCATTTTTTTGATTTATTTTTTACTACTTTTTCTATTAATCTTGATATATTACATGGTGAAAATACATATGTTTTTAACCATTTATAATTTCTATCTTTTAAAAGTCTAGACCATTCTCTTTTTACCATTGGATGATTTTCAAATGGAGTATTTTTCCATGAATAATTTAATTCAAAAGTTTGATCATTCATTTCTTTCCAATCTATTTTTTGTTTTTCATTAAAACAAATATCAAAACCATCTTCACCAGATTGAAATTGTAAAACTTGATTTAATATATTTCTAACAGTTCCATCATATTTAACATTTGCATCTTCCAAAGATTTACATAATTTTCTTTGAAAATAACCAGTTTCAGATGTTTTTACAGCAGTATCAGCCATTCCTTCTCTTCCAGCCATTGCAGATACAGCAAATTCAAATGGGTTTAATCCATTTCTAAAATTATTTTCAATAAATCCTCCAGCTGATGCAGATATATCATCTCTTTTATGATATGAAGAAACTCTTTTAAATAATTGAAATCCAATTCTTTTACCAGAAACATTTACTTGACCAATTAATTTAAACATTTGCATTAAATTTGTTGGTGAACCTTTACCACCAGCTTCAATAATATTCTTAAATCCATTATGAGCTGATAATTTTCTTGTAGCTGTACTTGAAAGATCTGCTCTTAAAGCATTTAATGCTCCATTAGTTGATTGTTCATATTCTTTTCTTAACATCCCTTGTTTTTTCCATTCTTTTAATTTTTTTTCACAAGTTACCATTTTTGCAGAAACAATTTTACGATAATTTTCCTTATCTTTTTCCATATCTTTTACACCCATAGAAATGAATTTTTCTTTTAAAAATTCACCAATACATTTTTGTATATCTTCAACAAATTCTCTTGCTCTTGCAGTACCATAATCAGCAACAAATATATGAATTAAGCTTTGATGTTTTGTTCCTACACTATTTTTGCAAAGTGTACCACATAATAATTCACCATTTCTTATAATAACTTCTGGTTCATCAATATGAAACCATGCCATATTATCAATTTCATCTATTTCAATTCTAAAATATTTATTTGCATCAATTTTTTCATCTATTTCTAATTTCTTTTTATTTGCTTCAGAATCTCTTTCATTATTTCTTATATTTCTTTCAATTAATTCATCATTATTATTATTTTGTTGTATAGATTTTATAAAATCCAATTTCAATTTTTTTATTTGATCATTTGATAATCCTTTTAATGAATCTAAATGTTTCAAATTTGTTAATTTATAATTCTCCAATTCTTTTGTATAAATTAAAGTTTGATTTTGATGATGTAAATCTTTTGGCAATAATAAACTAAATATTTGTTTACCACTCCATAATTTTTCGGGTTTTAGTATACAAGGTTGCGGTAATTCTCCATCCCAATGTTGAGTAAAAGATATCATTTGCATAACTTGATCTATATTTAAAAATGTATCTTTTAATGATAATATATGTGATCCAGTTAATGTATTTTGTTTTAATGCCATAACTGGACTTCCAGATTGTGGATTTATAAAATTCTTTTCAACCATCATCAATTCTTTAGCTTCTACAACCGTTTCTGGTTTTCTTTGTGGATGTGCACACATTTCATCACCATCAAAATCTGCATTATAAGGGGTAGTTACTGATAAATTTAATCTAAATGATTTTCCAGGTAATAATTTTACTATATGACCTTGAATACTTGCTCTATGTAAAGAAGGCTGCCTATTCATTAAAAATATATCTTCATTTGATATATGTCTATTTACAATCCATCCGAATTGTAATGGTAATACATGCTTTTTATCTCTTTTTCCTAATTGAAAATTTTCACCATCTGGTTTTTTTACTGCATTTGCACCACCAGGTTCATCTGGTCCTTTTAATACTTTTTCAGTTAATTTCATAACATTTAATGGAGTTACAGTTTCTGGAAATGTTAAAACTCTAGCCATGTATTCCGGTACACCAACTTCATTCATTTTTATATTATCATCTGGTGTAATGACTGTTCTTGCAGATTCATCAACTCTTTTACCAAGAATATTTCCTCTAATTCTACCACCTTTTGAACATATTTTTTGAACAATTCCTTTTGATTTTGCCATTTTTTGTGGATTTGTTCCAACAACCATTTTTTTTGCTAAAGGATCAACATCAAAATATTCACCAACTTCCATTTGAAATGCTTGTTCATCTTTAAATGTATTTTTTTTATTTAATCTTTTTTGTTCCAATCCCAAATTATCTTTTTGTATAGATAATAACTTTTGAGTCATATCATCTTCTTTTCTTGATATATTGCTACTTTTATTTGTAGGTCTAATTGCTGCTGGAGGTACAGGTAAATTTGTTATAATTAAAGATTCTGGTTTTACATTTTCATTATCAAATCCCAAAATTTTATAATCTGAAATATCGATTTTTCTGAATATATTTAATACATCTTCAGCAATTATTCTTTTCGTTTTTGTTCCATCTTCTAATTTATGTGGAAATATTGCAGTTATTTTTAATTTTTCTTCTTGTCGAAAAATTGGTTGATATTTACCACATCCTTCATCAATTGAATGTTTTTCTGGAAAAGAACAAATTTTTGGCTTATTAATATCTTTTCCCTTTAAAATTGCATCTTTTAATGCCTGAAATCTAACAACTGGTCTCTTAATATCTTCTATTTTTTTCCATAATGGTGAATTTTTTTTTAATAAAACTCTAGAACAATAAAAGCAAATGCATTTTAATAAATCAACAACATTACTCATAAAAAGAATATTAAATATAGGTGCATTTAATCTAATAAATCCAAAATGTCCAATACACCACTTAACATCTTTTCCACATGTGCCACAAACTGGTCCATTTTCACAAGGACCTAATCTTAAATCTAATACACCTTCCTTTTTTATTCTACCAGATTCTAAAACTTCCGCATATTTTACTTCAACTGCTGCACCTAATTCAACTTCTTGTGGCGTATAAACTCCAAATTGTATTCCTTTTATTTTTTTAAATGTTGTTGGAGGTTTCCATTCATCTAAAATTTCATTTTCAACTTCTTCATGAAATCTTTTTTTAATACTTTCCAAATTCATATATTATATTTAATATATATTGATTAAAAAAAGATTATATATAAAATTTTTTTTGATTTTTAAAAACAAAAAATTGTTTAATTCAGTAATATCAATATTGAAATTAAAAATTTTATCAAAAAAATCGAAAAAAAATTAATTGAGAAAAATTAGAAACTTAGCAAAAGAATATAATTAATTAATTAAACAATTGAATTTTATTGAAATCAATATAAAATTATATATAAAATTATATAAAATTATATAAAATTATATATAAAAATGTTTCCAAAGAAAAAAACTGAAAATTTTGACTTTATAAAATATGAGTTAAATCAATGTAAAAATGGATCATTTGATAATTTAGAAATTAAAAATTTACAAGCATCAAATATAAAACAATTTATATTAGATAAATTTGAAATACCAAAACCAAAATGTTATTTTCAATTTGATAAAGAACCAGCGTTCATATTTTCTGAACCTAGAAGAATACATGGATCAAATGATTTATGTATGATTACAACTTCAAATGAAAAAAGGTTCATTCCATTACCTCATACATTTATAAGAATTAATACTATTCATTCTAAAGAATCTTTGATTTGGATTGAAATTGATTTATCGCAAACTTCAATCGAAAATAATTTAAGATTATCAAGTGATTATGAAATAGAGATTCATATTGGTGAATCATGTTATTCGGTAAAAAAATGGAGTTTACAATTAAATCCATCTTCACATTATATTTGTATTCAATGGCAAGACATAGAAAATGGATTATGGGAAAAATTGGAAACGGATACTTTACCAAATTGTTTTGTTTATGTTAAACAACCAAAAAATATATTTGAATGGATAAATTATATAAATCGTGCATCTAAACAAACAAATGGTGGTTATATATCAAACAATGAAACACAACCATCTTGTAAAGATGTAAAATCCGAATATTTATTTATAATTGGGAATGATAATATTAACAAAATTACGAATGGAAATAATTATTTTTTAAATGGAATTGGAGAAATTAAAATTGGAATAACAGAAAATGAAAAAAAAGATGAAAATAATTTATGTAGTGTTTCATTTATACCATCTTTTTTATTAGATTCAAAAGATAATACAGTTTGGACAAATATAAATTTAAAATCAAAATGGACTAATTGGAATTTACAATCAAAAACAAATGTTGATATGGAAATTTGGTTAGATCCAAAAATTTATCAAAATTCAAAGGAATTGCAATTCGAAATAAATAAAACATTTAATAATTGCATATTTTCAGAAAAAAAATTAATGGTATTTTCTGGTATAGATCATGATTATGAATGTATTATACCATCTGGATATCATACAATATTGGATATAAAAGAATATGTAAATAAATTCTTATTCGAAAATAGTTTAGGATCAACAACAATAGATTTTGATTTTATTGATAGAAAATGGATAATAAAATGTAAAACTCCAATGAAAATACAATTAGGAACATTAGGATCATGGATGAATTTTAATACTGATTTACCATTTATCGGAAAAGAACTAAAAGGAAAATCAATACTATCTTATTTAACTTTTAATGATCCATTTAAATCAGAAGGAAAAAATTTGAAATCTATAGTCCCATTTTTTAATGATATAAACCAAACTTATGCAAAATATTTAATACATCCAGGTTTATTTCAACATTATTATCAGTGTATTCACAATGAAATTGATGATTCATTAGAATTCAAAAGAATTTGGTCAAGATGGATAACATATGATAAAGATTTATCCTTTGCAAACTTATTTTCATCAATTAAAATGCCACAAAAATCCAATTTATTTGAATATTTTCAATTTAATTTAAATATAAATCAATCATTAATAGTTGAAAATAAAGATGAAATCCAATCAAATGAAATAATTAATAGGCCAAGTTTGAAATCTTGGTATTTATTTCAATCATTATTTATACCAAATTTATTTCCTGATCAATTAATTCCAATAACTCATTGTTCTCTATCTGATTATATTTTTCCATCAAAATATATTTATATATCATTAAAACCATATCAATCAACAGAAACTTTAATATCAAACAAGATTATAATAAATAATGATATAGCTTGGGAAAATTCATCCGTTATAAAATTGAAAAAAACATTAGAAGGAAATTATAAATTACATAAAAGTCACAAACAAAAATCATTTGAAAAATCAAGAATCAGACCAGACATAAATTCTTTTCAATTATTAAATCAATTTGGAAATTATATATCATTCGGAAAAGGTGTTTATAAATTATCATTTCAAACTCAATCATCATTTTCTTAATAAATTATCCATAAATTTATTATTTTATCTTTTTTTATCAATTTCGTACTAATTTCAATATCGCACTTAACAAAAATATCTATTCTGCTTTCTATTTCCTCTGGAAGCTGCAATTACTTTTTCCATTCTATTTTCTATTCTGATTTCTATTTTGATTTCTATTTGCTAAATAAATTTTAAAATTTAGCTTATTTTTTATTTTATTTCTTATTTTAATTGGATTTTCAGAATTATTTATTATTTAGCTTGTTTTTTATTTGATTTTTTATTTCATTTTCTATTTTGTTTTCTATTTTCGTTTATCTAACATCCGTCGGTTCGATTCTAAGATAAATAATAAATTTTTGGAATAATATCTTATTTTGATTTCGAAATAATTATGGGTTTTGAATTAATAATTATTAATAATCAAAATTAAATTTTTGACTTGGTCGTTTTTTTATTCAATTTTATTTACTCAAAAAATAGGGTCATTTTTGGCTTGCATCAATAAAAGTATAGTAAAAATGAGGGTATAAATTGGGTTAATGACTTAAAAACAAGGGTTATTTATTCATAACTTTTTATTTCAAAATTTTTATCAAAATCGATTTGCTTCGCTTTCTCAAATTCAAAAAATCTTTTTTATTTAGAGGTTTTAAAAAAAGTATAAAACAAAATTTTTAGAAATTAATTTTTCAAAAAATATTTTTTATAATCATGTAATAAAAATAAAATTTTATAAAAAAAGTTTTTAATTTTTTAAAAAATCGTAAAAATAATAAAAAATAGCTTCATTAATCAAATTCCTGAGTAAAATAGGTTAAAAATAATATCTTGAACATTTTTTAAGAAAATTTATATTTTATAAAAGGTTTATTGTTTAAAATATGGGAAAACATCCATAAAATAAAGTTTAAATTTTTATTTAAATGAAAAAAACATTTAAATGAAATTTTAATAAAAATAGTAAATTTATAATTTTATTAAACTAAATTTTAATAAAAATATATCATTTTCATTTATTAAATTAATATTACTTTAAATCATTTATATTACTTTAAATCATTTATTAAAATAAATTATAATATTTAAATTGAATTTTGCAAAAAAGATTTTTTCATCCATTCTTTGTTATCACAATATTCTTTTTCTAATTTCGAAAATAATTCATTATATTTATAGCTCTCTTTTAATAAAAATAATTTTCTCTGACACCATAAATATTCATATTTCATTCTTTCATTCCAATTTTCAAATGATTTCTTCATTACATTTTGTGTTTTTTCATTAAATTCTTTTGTTCTAAAACTAATATCCAATTTTGTGAAATAAAGATTTTCATCTTCAAAATTGGAAACAACCAAAACTCTTAATCCAGCTTTTGTTATCAAAGATTTTACAATTGGTTTTTCATTATTAAAACAATGTTTTTCATAAAAACATTTTAAAGAATTTTGTAATTTTTCTTGTTCTTTATCGGAAATAATAACAAAATCAATATCAGATTCTGGATAACAAATATTCATAGATCTTGATCCTGAAATTAAGATATTTTCTTTCGGATAATTTAATATTTTTGATAATAATTCAGCATGTTGATTGAATTGTTTAACAACATTTTCATTATTTTTATTACAAATTTTTAAGAAATCTTCGATTGATTTATTTTCCTCATCTTTTATAATTTGTGGAATAGAAGATTCTTTCCATTCCTTTTCAAAAGAAAATTTAAATAAAGCTGTTTCAGACATATTTTTTGAAATTTATTGTTATTTGTTAATTTAAATCATTTAAATTTTTTTAAATCATTTAGTTAATTTTATTAATGAATTGAATAAAATGTTTTACAAATTTGATAATAAATTATTAAAATAATATTGTTTTCATCCTTAAATTTAATCACTATCTGAAGATGATGATTCAAAATTAGTTAAATGATTTTGGGTTGATGTTGTAGTTATTGTTGCTTCTTGATCAGAATCTTCAAGTGAATCCCGAGTTTTCTTTAATAATTTCTTCTTTAATTTCTTTTTGATTTCAATATTATTTTGAAGTTGTTCTTCTTCACCACTATTTTCTTTATTGGATTCATTTTCTTCCATTGTTATTTCTTGTTTTTTCTGTTTTCTTTTTTTTGTTCCAAGTTTATCATTAATTGATCGAATATGATCTTCTAAAAATTCTTGTTGTTCTTTTAAATCTTCTTCAGTTTCCTTTTTCTTTCTTGGTTTTCTTGTTCCAGTTTGATTATTTAAATTCTTATTTTTAATTGTTTTAGATTTTCTTTTTTTGTTATAACATTCAATTAATATTTCTTCTTGAGTTTTTTCAATTTTATTAGCATAAATTGTTCCAGTTTTCTTATTAACTAAAAATCCCATTCTAAATGGCCAAGGTATAATTTCTCTTAATGAATGTGCTTCTCCATTTGTTAAATAAACATAAAAATCATCAAATCTATCAATTGTTTCTAAATCACTTGGAAAACAAGAATCTTTTTCACCATCAAAATGAAGATTTTTCCAATCTTTCATTTCGTTTAATGCTGATGCTATTTTACTTGATACTTGAACATCACGATTACTTCCATTTCCAGTAGAAATTAAAAATTCTACACAAAATGGACTTGAATTTGTTTGCCCTTTTTTAGTTTGTCTCTTATTTAATTTCAAATGAATTCCAACTTCTTCTTCATCATTATCAGAATTAATAACTCTCATAATATGTTTTCCCTTATAATAAATTTGAATTAAATTATGATGTGGTAAAAATTGATTTAAAAATGAATCACAAGCTTCTTGTGGAACTTTTGAATTTAATCCTTTTCCAGATGTATTTGGTGAACTAAAATCTTCGATCTCAGATTCTTTCCATATTTTAATATCATATTGTCTAAAAGGTATTTGATCCATTTTAGGTTCGCTAATCATTAGTTTCAATTCTTGATCTTTTTTTAATTTAATATTTGAATATTCTAAGCATGTATAATATCCAGCAGTTTCAACAAAACTAAGATTTAAATTTGCAACCTTCAAAGTATATTTTTTTCCATCTTTTTCAATCACTTTATCAGTAGTCGATTTAGTAAACATATCCTTTAATGGAACAATAATAAATCCATCGCTTTTAATATTATCGCTTTTAATATTATTGCTAATTATCATTTCTTGTTTTCCAGATAGATCAATTTTTGATTCATGTAATTTAATAACAGGTTTAAGATTTGCTTTTAAATCAACATCCATTTCATTTTTTAATTCTTGTTCATATCTAGCTTTTTCCATGTTGCACTTTACTTTTTGTTTCTTAATTTTTGTTTATCACTTTTTTTTTAAAAATTTCATATCTTTTTTACATATTTTCTCATTTAAATGAATATTGAAATTATAATAAATCATTTATCAATTTTCATAAATATTTATTCATAAATCATTTATAAATAATAATTAATTATTTATTTAATAATTAATTTTTAATTATAATATTTTGATTTTTGAATAATAAATAAACTAAAAACAATTGATTTTAATAAATCATTTAATTTTTAAATAAATGATTTATTATTTAAAATTTAATTTTTTAATAATTATAATATTTTAACTTTTGACTAATAAATAAATTAAAACAATTGATTTCATTAAATTTATTTCATTAAATGATTTATTAAAATTTTTAAATGATTTATTGAATGTTTAAATAATAAATAAACTCAAAAGAATCGATTTTGTAAAATTAATTTATTAAATCATCTATTAAATTTTTAAATGAAAAATATTGATAATATTTTGATTTTCAAATAATAAAAACTAAAAACAATTCATTTCATTAAAATTATTTTAATAAATGATTTATTCAATTTTTAAATGATTTATTAGAGATTAAATAAAAATATTTATAATATTTTAATTTTTGAATAATAAATAAACTAAAAACAATTGATTTTATCAAATTTATTTCATTAAATCATTTATTTAATTTTTAAATCATTTATTTGATATTTAAATGAAAAAATATTTTAATATGACAAATTGCGAATTGTTTATAAAATGCGAAATACAATAAATAATTTTGTTTATAATAAAAATATGGTTAGAAGAATAATATCTTTGATTGATTCATTTGATTCTTTTATTTGGTTTATAAATAATGAATTTAAATCAAAAATAACAGAATATAAATTTATTAACTATTATAAAATATTTTATTATGATGAAACTTATATTTTAATGAATTTCGAACAAGAAAAAGCTTTTTGGAATTTTATTCTTTTAAAATTTAAAGAAAAACATGGCAATTTATTTGAAATTTATTATAAACCACAAGAAATATCAGGAGATTTATTTATTGTAAAATTAAAATCATAAAAAAAAATGTATATTTAGTTAAATTATTTTATTTTTGAAATATAAAAGTTTTTGTTATTTTCTTTATAATATTTAATTTAAACCATTCCGGATTTATATTATCAAAATTGATATCAATATTATTCAAATTTTTATCTTTTATATATAAAATTTTTTCAATAAAAACTTCTTTATCTATTCTTCCATTTAAATATAATTTAATATTATCTATAGTAAATGCATAAAATGGACCAATTTTTCCAATTTTTCCTAAATATAAATTATTTCCATTTTCATCTTTTCCAATATAAATAGATATATGAAAATTAAATTGATCATCTATTGATTCCATAGATTGAAATAATATAATATCATTTAATATTATCTCATTTTCATTTATAGATTTAAATATATATTCAAAATTATATGAATTATTTTGATCTAATTCTGGAATTTTACCAGTATATAAATAATAAAAAAAAGAATAAGAATCCAAAAATTGACGATATTTTTTAGATTTATCATTAAAATAAAAGTAAGTAAACGGAAATATTGCTTTCAAAAAATTTTGTGAAATTTCACATTTATAATTATTTACATATAGTTCACAATAATTATTTTCTAATTCTTCGCTTAATGTTTTATATCCAATTATTGTTCCATTATAATTCTTTTGTAAAATTTGTATATCATATGTTTCAATTTGTATAATTTTACTTTTTCCCATTAAAACATTCAAATTAATCTTATTTTTCGAAATTCTTATCAAGTTAATTCCTTTCCAATAATTTGCATTCCAATTAATTATTTTAAAATTAATTTCCTTGTAATAGTTTTTATGATGATTTATAATTTCTTTCTTTATATGTGAATTATCATTTCTGATTTTTTCTCTTTCATTAAACTTTTTTTCTACTATTTTTATATTAAACCATTTTTCATTTATATTATTAATATTTAATGAAATATATTCATCATTTGATAATAACATTTTATCAATTTTTTCAATTATAACTGGATTTTCAGTATAATTCAAATATAATTCTATATCTTTTCTTGTCATTGCAAAAAAAGATCCATTATATCCAAGTTTTCCAAAATATAAATTATTATTGAATGAATCTTTTCCTATAAAGATTGCTGAATGTGAATTATATTCATTATTATACTTTTTTGTACTATAAAATGTAACAAAATCTCCAAACTTTATTTCATTTTCTTGTATACTATATCTAAAAGTTAGACATGATCTTGGAAATTCATCTGTTGGATAATTATTTGGTAATTCTCCAGTAAATAAAAAATATATAAATCCATGACAATCGCAACAATTTTTACCAAATTGTCTTAAATAAAGGATTGGTAATGTTGCTTTTAATATTTTTTCTGAAATATTGCAAAATCTATCATGAACAATCAATTCAAATTTGTTATTTTCTATTTCTGGACAAGACAAAAAATTAAATCCAGGTGGAGTATCCATCATAATACTATATAATTGAAATGATGCTTTTAATTCATTTTTATCAATTACATTAAAATCAATTTTATCTTTCAAAACTTTTATAGTATTCATTCTAATCAATTTTTTAAAAATTTTATTCTCATTTAATTACGTAATATTTCCAATGCAACAATTCTCTTTAAGATTATATTCTTTTTAGTTAATTATAGATAGATTCTTTTGAAATCAATTAAAAATATTTTTTATAAATCATTTATTTCTTTAAATCATTTAAAATAAATATTTTTCAATATTATATAAAATTCGGAAATCATCAAACAATATTTTTTTTGAAATTTATTAAATCATTTATTTATATATTATAAATCATTTATTTATATATTATAAATCATTTATTTATTTTAAAAATATTAAAATAATAAATATTTATTTTCAACAATTGAAATAAAATATTTTTATTAATTTCTTCAAAATTATTAAATGATTTAACAAAGATATTATTTGCCTTGTAACAGCTTCATTATATGTAAATGATTTATTATTGGACAAATTGTTAATAAAATAATTCTAAAAGAAAAATAATTTAATTCGAATATTATATATTTAAATCATTTATTATGTCTAAATCATTCATTGTAAATAATATTTGAAAATATAAAATTATAGTTATCCGAGAATATTATTCTAAATTTAATTTAAATCATTTATTTGTTTTAAATCATTTAAAAATTTCCCATATATTAAATAAATATTCTTTCGAAATTATTTGTTTTAAAAAAATGAATTTCACTTTTAATTACCAAACAGATCAAATTATTTATAAACTGTATTTATTTCAAATATTATTTACAATAAATCATTTATAAAATATAAATCATTTATATTTTATAAATGATTTATATATCAAAATATAAGTCAATATTTTCTAATTTACTTTTTAAATGATTTATAAATGATTTGCTTCTGAAAGAATAATTGATAATTATAAAAATGCAAAATAGTTTTCGATCAGATTATTTGATAATATATTTATTATATTTTTTGTAAATGATTTATAATATTTAAATGATTTAATAATTTATAATATTTATAGAAATTATTTAAATGGAATTTTAAGGATTCCCAATTTTATTTATTATAGGTTAAAATAATTATATATGAATTGTAAATAAATGAAATTATTTTATTATTAATATAAAAACAATATCTTCAAAGTAATCAATTTTTAAATATTGTTTCAAAATTAATAATTGCAAACAATAGTTTCTTTTGGAAGTAAATCATTTAATAATTTACAAAATGACCAAATTATATTTCCGATAACTTGAAAAGTTTAATTATATTTTATATTTCAATGATTTAATTCATAAATCATTTATATTAATAAATCATTTAAATTAATAAATCATTTAAATATATCATAATTATTTATTTTAAGATTATTAAAATTTTGTTTCCAAGATTTATATTACAATAAATAATTTACAAAATGAAATAAATATTTTCTTATATAAATGATTTATAAATATATTAAATGATTTAATTCTTTCAAAAAAAACTTTAATAATTATCAAAACAATTAGATGAATTATGAATGAAGAAAGGAATGATATAAAACTTTATTTATAGATTTTCTAAAAATGAAGTAGAATCATATTAAAAGAAGGGATATTTTCTAGAATCGAATGTACCAAATAATAATTCTTTACAAAGGTATTGATTTTGTGTAAGATTTTTTATAAATATTTTTTGTTTTGATAAGTGATAAATAAATAAGTGGAATGTAATTAATAATTTTGTTTCTTTATCAAATGTACATAACCAATTAAATAAAATTGGTATTAAACATGAATAATTTTCAAAATATTCATATATTTGAAATATTATTTGTGAAGTTTGATTTTCAGTTTTCAAAATAGTTAAATCATTTATTATTTTATCTTCCGATAAATAATTCTTACAGAATAATTCGCTTTGTGAGTAATTCTTTTGGAATAATTCACTTTGTGAGCAATTTTGATGAAATAGCTCAATTTGCGAATAATTCTGTAATACATCAAATGATTTTTCTTTTGGATAATTACAAAACCATTTATTATTCAACAATTTTAAAAATGAAAGAATTCCTTCCTTGTCAATTAATATGGAATTTATATAATTTAATATAGAATTGATTATTATTTCATCTTTAATTTTATCATTTAAATAAGAACAAATTGATTTTGAATAATTTTCAAAATAAAACCAATCTTCTTTTTGATAAACAAATCTAACAGAAAGATAATCTTCTAATCCAGAATTTGATAAATCAAAAATAATTTTTTTTCTCAAAGAATATGGAATTTCAAAATTATGATAAATAACTTGTTTTTTTAAAAATTTTACACAATTAAATGGATATTTACAATCATCATCACAAATATGATTTGCCAAACAAATAGTTTCATTATTTATATCTTCCATATATATTTACAATTTTTCCTATCTCTCCAAATTATTTTAATTTTTTTATACAAATTCTCTATTCATTTAATTTTCATTTTCATACAAACTCTATAAACTCTATAAACTCTA